TAGCATAGCCAAGTTTTTTCAGGTCGTTGGCCCAAATATCAGCTATCAATGCGAGGTCGTTGTCCCGATATTCCGGGAACTGTTCAAGTATCTTCTTTATATCGTACTTAAGAGGCTTACTGTCTTGTCGCTGCTTGAACTTAATGCCCGTGCTTGATAGTATCCGCTGCCGCCAACGGTTTATCGTGGCAGGATGTGAGAGCTTGCTGCTTTTTAATTCAGCTAAAAATTCACTAACTATCTTGGCTTTGCTTTCACGTATCCAGACTAGAGCATAAAGCAAATCCAGATGATACCTTGCATCCGGTATTTCCATCAGTATACGCTCGACGTGTGTTTGTGTTTTAGTCTTTTTCATAAAGTTAACTTGTAAATTTCACCACTTCTTGCAACGTAGATTCTTGCACCGGTTACTTGTCTTGCCATGTTCAGTAGCTTGTTCTCGTCCGAACGCTGCGCTGACAAATGGATAAATATAACATTCTTCAGTGCGCAGTCTTTTTCAATACGAGCCACTGCCTCTACTGACTTCTGAAATGAAAGATGCGACTGCTTTATGCGCTGATACAGGAACGGCGGTATGCTACCGGACAAGCCACTTTCTTCCAGTAGTTCATCATCGTACGATGCTTCGATTATGAGCGTGTCAAGTTTTGTGAATTTAAAGTTAGCCTCGAAAGCATCGGTAATATATGCCAGGTAGTGGTCTTGCACCCTCATGAGGTAGCCGTACGTCTCGACATCGTGCTGCACTTTGAAAGGCTTCACTATCAGGCTACCGGAAGCATAGCCGTACTTTGTCAAGATGCGATAGCCTCGCAGCTTATAGTCCGGCAGATACTTAGCATGGTCACCGTGCTCGTGGCTAACAATAACCAGTTGAATCATGCCTCGTACGAAAGGCAATACTTTTTTAAACGGCAGGCCTGCTTCAATTACTATCGAGTAGTTGTCGTAATTCAGGACGTAGCCGTTACCGCTGCTACCGGTACCGGTCACTGCGAATTCTATTCTCGAAAGTGGTATTTCTTCCAGCAAGCATTCTTGAGCAAGCTCACTAAAGAACTTTTCCATGTTTGGGTGCCTCAAATCAACTACTGCTGATTGGTCACCAAAATGTTTTTTAAACAATTCTGTACTTGACATTTTTGCATTTTTTTTAATTAAAAACTCAACTGAACTTGCTGGTTATCAGCATTTTGCGCCTCTTTTTCGGGCTTACTTTCCTGTTGCTTTATCTCAGCTACCGGCTGTTGTTCATTCTTGGGCTCTTCCAGCTCGATGGTTTCCAGCTTGCTTTCGGGTTGTTCAACCATATCTTCTTCATCATCAATCCAACCGAGCTGCATCGCATCGCTGCTGGCATTTATTACACGCTTCAGTGCACGGTTCATAACGGTCTTTACGGCCATCTCATGCCCGAATTTATCGTGCGTGCTCTTCTTGCCTTCTCTTCCATACGCTGCACCTTGCAGCCACGCTTGTTTGATTTCCTTTACCGTCATCACTTCCATATTAGTGATGCCGCTTACCCGGTAAATAGCATAAGCACCAAGCATCTTGTCATCGCTGATGTTTTTCAGTGCTTGCTTATGCCGGACTAAAATCTTCTGACCCGTATCAGGGTTGACGGTGTACTCAAAGTCATCGCCTTCATACACTACGTTCGGGTTAATAAACTCGAGTCCTGCACGTCTTGCCATTGCAAGTTTACCGAAGTAGCTAACCATCAGCACGAGCTCGTTACCGTAAGGTACGAAGTAGCATTGATTGCGCATAGGGTTAAGTCCGAACGTAAGCATGCGCAGCAGTGCGTTGTTAATTGATGCACCGGTGCAGGCTTCGGTTACCGGTTTGTCGTCTTTTGTTTTCAGCTCTGACAATATCAGCGCTGCGGCACGCAGTGCATTACCTGCACTGTAATCAGCCGGCAGTTGTAAGCTGCCTTTTTCTTGCAGTTGTTGAACGGTTTGTTCCAGCTTGTTCACAATTTCAGAAATGTTCAACCTCTGAGTAGTAGGTACTGTCGTCTGTTCCATATGCGTTAAAGTTTAGTTTAAATTTACGATTTCCATTTCAGATTCTGTAACAAAAGTTGCAATTTTTTGTACGCTCACGTCCGGTAATTGGTTCAGTGATTCAGCGTTGTCAATAATTACCGGGGCTTGACGGTTCAGCTTGCGGCTCAGGAACTGTATCAGCTTGCAGCCGACGTGCACTTGCGAGGCATGGTTCAAGTCTTTGAACGGTACTTCCCTGCCTTCCTGCACCAGCACGATGTCACAAGTTGTCTCAAGGTTCTTGTTCAGAAGTACCTTGTACAGCCTTATCTTGAGGTTCGGGTCACCGATTTGTTGCACGGCAACATCTTCTACCATCTGACTGAGCCGAACGTTGTACTCGTCAATCTTGATTTCCAGTCGTTCGAGCTCTGCCAGTTCATTACTCATCGCACCCCACTGCGTATTCAGTTCGGTAATGCGTGCACGGGTCTTGTTATTGATTTCAATCTTCGCCAATTCCACATCAATAGCATTTATCCTTGCATTAAGTTCTTCACGCTTGCTGCTGATGTCGCTGGTACTGATTACCGGCGGTTCGGGGTCTTTGATTGCTTCCAGCTGCTGCTGCAATTCAAGTTTTTTACGTTCATCAAAAACAGGTTCTTGCGGCTGTTTAATCTTAGAAGCGAGTTCATTCAGATGCGAGGTTATAGAAGCGAGTCTTGCTTCAAGGTCGTCCGCTTGCTTACGTACCAGCTTGCCTCGCTCTTCAATCTGTGCAAGGCGCCGCCTCTTGCTTTCGTTAAACTCAAGCTGCATTTTCTGGTTCTGCTCATCCAGCTTCTCGGCCGGTAGCGGCTGCCCACAGTACTGGCATTTGCCTCCAGTTATCGGTTGATATATTTCATTACCGACTTGCAGAAATTCCTTTCTTAGACTTTCCAGCTCGCTAACAAGTTGATTCTTTTCAAGTGTATAGCGTTCAAGCTGGCTTTGAAGCTCTTCAAATTGCCGCTGCGCATGGGTGAAGACTGCTAAATCTTCCTGATACTTAGTTATTGCAAGTGTCTTGCGGTTTTCAAGCTCGATAAATTGCTTCCGTATTGCTTGCCGCTGCTTCTCAACCTCTTGCAGCTTGCGGTTATATTCTTGCATCAGCTGCTCGGAATGCACTGCTATTGCTTTCTCTTGCAAGTTCAATTCGAGAAGCCACGCCTGAAGTTGCTGCTTCTCGTCCAGTAGCTTCTGATGTTCCGGGACTTCAAGTATCGAGTGCTCAAGCTCGGCGATACGTATTGGGAACTGCTGCAAATCATCCTTCAGCCGTGCTTTCTTGGCCCGTACGGTATTGGCCAGGCCTTCCACATCTTCAGGCAGCTCGTACTGTTTTTTGAGCGCCTGCTCAATCTGAGCCAGTTCCAGCGCCTCGGCAAGCATCTTGCGGCGCTCTTTGACATTAAAGTAGTTCGAAAAATACTTAGGTGAGCTTAGAACCTTAAATAATTGCTCACCGCCGGTAATATCTTCAGCGAAAGCGTTGAACTGTGTAGCCGAGACGATTACATCGTCCACGGCGTACTCGGTTTCGTGGCCGGTAAGGGTCAACTCATTAGCGCCCCGCACCCTTGTCCACTTTTCTTTGAGTGTACGGCGCAGCTTGAATTGTTTACCGTTGACATCAATTGTCAACTCTACGGTCGGCTCGGCGTTCCTGGAACCATAAGGCTTCACGCCGAAATCTTTGGCGTCTTCCAGGTTTTTTCCGAATAAGCACCAGTAGATTGCGTCAAGGATTGTGGTCTTTCCTGAACCGTTGCGGCCTGAAATTCTTGTCGTTTGGCCGAGTTCAAATTCAAGTGCGTGAATGCCCTTGAATTGGCTGATTTTGATTTTTTTGATTACCATATGCTTTGTGGTTGAATTACACGAGCAAAGATTTAAAAAAAAATTCTAAAGCAAAAAATTTTTTGCGAAAAAATTTTTAGGCCGCACTAACTAACTATATATATTTAAATATATAATTATGCTAATCATTAAAAAAATTTTTAACGCCGGCCGGCCCAACAAAAAACTTTTCAGCACAACTCTTCCAAATGTTTGATAACGCACACAAACGCAATGGCTTGTGCCAGGTTTAATTATTTCATTTCGGCAAGTACAAATATTAGCGAAAAAAGAAAATCGTTCTAATGCGAAAAAATCGGCCTTAAAACTAATTTATATTTTTTAAATTCAAAAAAGCAATTGACAAGCGATTGAAATGCAATTCATCGACGATTTTTCGTCGATTTTTCGCTGCAAAGAAAGAAAAGAAAAAAAAAGTAACAGGTAACCTTTATTAGAACGATTAGCAGAACTAAAAAAAAAAGAAAAGAAAGAACTTGTTTATAGTATATATTATATATTATTATTTACTACTTACTATCTATTACAGGTAACCTTAGAATAGAAAGGTAGCAGAACATATAAGAGATATATTGGCAATAGCTTTACTTTTTTTTATGATAGTATTACTATCGTTAGATATATATTAAAGTAGTAATAAAAAAAAATCGACAAAAATTTTTTTTAAAGCAGAAAAAAGTATTTTTTTGCTCCAGATTAAAACAGCACCTATGGACAGCATCGAAATCCCTATCAGCATCCTGAAAGATTCTCGGCTTTCATTCAGCGCAAAAATCTTATACGGCATTCTCTTGAAAATGCCGGAAATAACCCAGAGCCAAATCGCAGAGCTGTTAAACATCAATTACTACTACATCAGTAAATTGATGAAGCAGCTTGAGCAGTTTGGTTATCTGAAAATCAAAACCGAAGAGAATAGCCGCATGATTGAAATTGTTAACCTGCAATAGTTCCGCATATGCAGCTGAATATCTTTGATAAAAAGATTGAGGCAAAGCAAATTGATTCTAAAAAATTGCTTGAACTTGCTGAATACAACGTTGATTTGAATAACTTTGAAGAAGTCAGCAAAGAAGAATTCTTCGCAACGGTTGGGCAATTAGATGTACGTATTAAAGTTATTGGTGAATATCCTTATTCTGATTTGTGGATTGAGAAATCAATAGATAAAGTTGTTGGAGTTACAGTCGAACAATTATTAGAAGGTAAATGGCCTCCAGTAGAATATTATTTCAAACTTAGAAATTTTGATTTCAACAAATATAAGCCATGAAAAAACAAATTACCAGATATGGCGTCATGATTAAAATGATTAAACGTAAAGATGAAGATGTCTACTTTGTTGCACGTGATAGTTCAATTACTAAAAAACCGGAACATGCTGAAAAATTTGAAAACCGTATAGCAGCTGGGTTGCTTACAATTTTGGTAATAAACAAGCTGCCAGAAATCATTCCAGAAGAATTCTTATTTGATGATGAAATTCTTAATTTTGAAGTACAAGTCTGTAAATTTAAATAAAAAACCATGATAATCAAGCACCACACCGACACCTACAACGATATCAACATCATGTTGATGCGTTCGGAATTAGGCATCGAAGGCTACGGCATCTATTGGTTTCTCGTAGAACGCCTGCACGAGGCGAACGGTAAGCTGCCTTTCGCAACCGTCCCTGCACTTGCTGCAAGCATGCAGGTAGAGCAGGAAAAAGTTCTGGCGGTAATTAAAAAATTTAATCTATTTGATTACGATGAACAGTTTTTTTTTCTGAATATTAAACAGAAAAAACCACGTAAGGAGCCAGAAAAAACGAATGTTATCCAGATGCTTCCTCACGGTGAAAGATTCAGGCAAGCGTGGAATAATTGGCTACAATACCGAAGCCGTGAGTTAAAGAAACCAGTAACAAAGATGTCAGCAGCACGGCAGCTGAAGATGCTTGCAAGTCTATCAGAGCAGCAGGCCATCACTTCAATTGAACGCTCGATATGCAACGGCTGGATTGGATTGTGGCCACCAAGAAAAACAAATCAGAATACAAGCGGAAATATCTTCTGGGCTGATGAGTTGCAAAAAATTGTAAATCGTTAAAAATATGAAAATAAAAAAAATGAAAAAACTTCTAAAATAGAATTAGATACAAAATATCAATACACTATATGGCACGATGGTGGTGAGTGGATAATTAGTGTAAAAGGTAAAGAAGAAGAAATGTGTAAGACATTAAATGAATGGTTCAGAGAAATTTCTCGACCTTTAAATAAATTTAAAAAGAAAAATTAACGAGATAAAAAAATGCAAATCCAAAAATACAACGAATACAGCATTCAGGCTGTTAGCCTCATTAACAGCAAGCAGTACGATAAAGTAATCCGGAACCTTGCACCTGATATTTACAAGGCACAGAACTGCTCACCAATTCAGAACTTAATCAACAACGGTGCAAGCAAAAAGGAAATCGTTAACACGGTCGCAATCCTTATTCTAAAGTACGGCAATCTACTGAACGTTTCAGGAAACTTGAAAGAAGGCCAAGCGCTTGCTTACGCTGAAATCATCGTGGAAACCTTCCCCGGCATGAGCATTGATGACATCAACCTCGCATTGAAGTACGGCTGCACTTCGCAATATGGCCAAGTATACCGCTATGATATTTCAGTTATTTCGGAATGGATGCACAAGTACAACGAAAAATTCTACCAGGTCAAAGAAGAGCAGATAAGAAAGCAGAAAGAAGAGCTCGACAAAACCGAATACGATATACCGGTAACAGACCGAGAAAAAATTGACAAATATTTAAACCAGCTTCTGGAAGAGATTTCAAAAATTCAAGTTAAGAACGTACGACCGATAAGTGATGCAGAAATCAAACAAGAAGGCCAGGAAAAACCACCACGTCAGCAGTATCACTTCGACGAGGAATACGCCATCACTATGGAACTGCGCCGGCAGTGGATGCGTGAAACTTACGATGCAAGAATAGAAGGGCCAAGTATATCGTTTGAAGAGTGGCTTATGATGGACAGCAAGAATGAAAAACAGCAAAGTTAAGATTCAATGCACCAATAGCAGTAATAATAACAGTGCTGCTTATATTAGATATTTTTTATCTGGAAAATATTTATTCGTAAAAATAAAAATCTATATAGATACAGCAACGCAGATTTGATATGCAGAAAATACCAAAATACTTATTTGACTGGAAAGGCAAGCCGACAAATGACTGGATTGAATTTTTAGAAAATTACCAGCCTTGCTATGACTTACCAGCGTGGTATTTTGTATTCGATATTCTGCGGCATGGTTGGTACTTTGAAGATGATGGATTTGAAATAACCAAAAAAAAAGAAGGTGTATACGAATTGATATTAAGTACGAACGGTAATAAAAATAATGAAATAATAATTGAAGCAATAAAATCAAATAAGCATTTAATTGATTCAGAGGATATGAGACTTGTGCTTGAGATACCTGGCGGGCATTATTTTTTTGAATTCAAAGTTGATTACGAAATAAAAAAGCCCCGAACAAACGGGGCTTAAAGTGTTACTGTTCCTTGGCTAACCATCCAGGATATTGCACACTGTTCCACTTTCTTAGAAGGATGTCAGCTTCTTGACGTGTTAGCTTCTCGTATTTCATAACATACGTACCTGCATAATACAGATAAATAGTAACACTTGCGTTGTTCTTCTGCTTCTCTTGCTGCTGCTTGCTCATAAACGTCTACGTTTTTTTCCTTTTATTACGTGACCGAAATTTGAGCTTATCCAGGCTCTCAACCTTGCCAGTATTGGCAAGTTCTTCAACCACGGCTTCGATTAAGTTCTTGCCGTACGTACCGTAATTCAACGCCATGTCGTCAATCGTCCTTGCGATTGCGGGCTTTAGGTCAATCATTTTTTTTATCGTCTTCATTTTCTTTTGGTTTAAAATTTGCAATAAATAAACCAGCGAGTGCACCATGCTTATTCGCAATCGGCTTTAAAGATTGCAAAATCATAAGTGCCATCGCTTCAGTCTCGAATACGATGGCATCATCAACAATTTCGGTAATTGAAAAATCACCATCGTTATTAGTGGTTAAATATCCAATTCTGCCTTTATATTGTAAGGCTATACCGTAGACTTTTTTTGTCTTTTGCTTGCGTTGGAAGATATCTGCGTACGCATCCTGATTATTCAGGATATGCTCTGCGATATCTTCCATCTGATATTTCATTGCATCTTTAGGATAGTCTGTGGAATGGAAAAAGCCACTTCTTTCACGTTCCATGTAGAAGAACTTGTCCTCTGGACGAAATCCACCTATGAGCCTATCAAAAATCTCATAAGCCGACATAGATTCTTGCAGCTTATCGAAGAACTTAACACAGTTATCGTAAATCATAAACTCAGGACTGTCTGTAAGTTCGCAATACCGGTTGTAAACCTCAACGAATTGGTAATCGTCCATCTCATTGAGTTGTTGAATAATTGCTTCAAGTTGCGTTTTCATGGTTATCTGGGTTTTTTGATACTTCCTTGCATGCTCTTCACATATAGGCTTCTCAGCGTAGCTCACATTACCTCTGCGGCCGGTGATGTAGTAATATTTGAGCATATATACGCTCAGATTCTTACACTTGCTTGAAATACGGCAACGGCGCCCAAAATTGATAAAGTGCTGTTCACCATATCTTACTGCAATCTCATGACAAACGTTTTTATAAATTCGTTTACCATCACTTATCTGCCTCTGCACCTCTTCCTCGGTTAAGGGTCTTAATGTATGGCCCCAAGAGTTAATTTTCTTTTTCATATGGTTTACCATTTAAATTTTAAACATACCCCGGCACAGTGCCGGGGCAATCAGTTACCAACGCTCATTCCAGAACGACTTTTTGGAAACAGCCCAACCATTAGTCTCGAAGCGTTCGGCGAAATCCTTGCCATGCCTGATGTCCTCGAAATCCTCCGGCTTGAACTCTTCAATATCGTCGCCAACGTACTTGCACAGTTCAAGGTCGAAGCGGCATTTATTCCATGCCCATTCCGAGTTGAACATCAAATCGTTCTGCTTCTTAGTTTCAAGCTGCTTGTCGAAATCCGGATAGCTTCTTTCCAATCTTTCCAGCTCATCTAATGCAGCCTCTGCAGCTTCCTCAAGGTCATAATAAAGCTCACGATACTTTTCATTACCATGAGGGGCTTTCAGCTGCAGCTGATAAGTTGTTAGCGGCAGTACGTCCTTGTATTCAAAATAGAAGCTATCAATATGACCAACAAACTCATCGTAATCATCATAGATAGGATATACTGGACAACTGGTTGTCCTAATAGAACCGCGAAGGTTAGAACAGTAAATGTACTTGTCTTTCGGGTCGTAGCTAACTGTCTCACCGCCTGCATCAAGAAGCATCTGCAGGTTCTCTTCAGTGTTTTCCAGTAGCATCATTTCTTGCCAGCCCTTGAGCTCGCAGAAACGATTGTACACTTGCACAAACTGCTCATCTTCAAGATTGCGCAGTGTTTCACGGATTGCATCAAGTTTGGTTTTCATGACTATTTGGGTTAAGGGTTAAACATTAAGAGTTAAACAGTTAATATGTCCTCATACTCTTCATAGCAAATTGAAATATGCTTCACCAAGTCGTCAAGGTAAAAGCCAGCCGTATCTATATTTCGGCCGGTTTTTTCACAGTACCGGGTATAGACTTTTAAAAACTGGTCTATGTTGTTTGTTCGAGTTTTTTAAGTTCTGTTTTCATGACTGTTCGGGTTTTGAGTTTTAAATAGGCCCGGCTATATGCCGGGCCAATATTTTTGCTTAAATTAAGCTGCAACCGCATTGCATTCTTTGAATTCATTCGCACGGCGTTCATGGCCTTTTGTGCGCAAAACTGAAATTACAGCAGCTAAAATTTCAGCTTTGTGTTTTGCGATTAGTTTACACGCGGCATCAAAAATATAACCGGGCGTTTCTGCACCGACATGCAACGTAAGCGTCTTGCCAAGCCAGCCTGCATACTTTTCGTAAGTTTTGCCATCGAATGGGTTAACGGCTTTGCAGTTGACTTTGATGGCTTTGGCTTCGCCGTTTCTCGGATTGGTGCCAACTTGATAAAAAACTTCAAGGTTTTCGTTCTTAAAGATGATGTTTGCATTGGTTTTCATGGCTTTTTTTGTTTTAAGGTTTAACATTTGTTTTTTTGGTTATCAATTACGATACAAATATATATAAATATTTATATAGGTGTCAAGTCTTTTCTAAAAAATTTTTTAAAAAATTAGCTAACTCATTGATACTCAGGCAGAAAAAATTTTAAAAAAAATCGCTTTTTGGGCGGTTTTTTACGGTTTTTTACCCCCCAAAGACCCCCCCAATTGGGTGCCCTACACCTGCAGCGGCCCCTTTTCTGCCATTTTTTATATTTGCATCGAGGCACTCTTTTGGCGGCCTCGGTGCACCATTAGCTCAGCTGGTAGAGCGGCTGGAATTAATCCGCCAGGTCGTGGGTTCGAGTCCCGCATGGTGCCCCAAAGCATCCTTAGCTCAGCTGGTAGAGCAGCTGACTTGTAATCAGTAGGTCGCTGGTTCGATTCCAGCAGGGTGCTCACATGGCAGCTTTGGTGTAACGGTAGCACGCCCGGCGTTTTTCGCTGGGAGGTCTTGGTTCGAATCCATAAGCTGTCCTAAATCAGCACCATATGAAGTCAATACTCTTTTCAACCGAAATGGTCAAAGCAATTAAAGCGGGAATAAAAACTCAAACACGGCGCATTGCTTCTGAATTAGATGAAGAGTGCCGTATACAGAAAGGCGATACGTTATATGTGAAGGAAACTTATTCGAAACAAGGTGATAGTTATATCTACAAAGCAGATTTTAATTATCAAGAACTTGAAAAGTTGCAAATAAAATGGCGGCCAAGCATTTTCATGCCGAAAGATGCCGCCAGATTATTTCTCAAAGTTACGAACGTACGAAAAGAACGACTGCATGATATTTCAGAACAAGACCTCAGAGCGGAAGGTATAAACAGCACTATCGGCTATTACCCACTTATGATTGCAATGTTTGAGGAACTCTGGAACAATATACACGGCGATAACGCTTGGAACGAAAACCCACTGGTATGTGTTATCGAATTTGAGAAATTACAAAACTACACTGCATAATATGGCAAAGAAAATTCAACAGCTCCAAGACCTTGTCTTTGACGAAAAGAACATCAACAAAGGTAGCGAATATGGTGCTCAGCTGCTCGAAAAATCACTCAAAGAACTTGGTGCCGGACGCTCGGTGCTTGCGGATAAAAACGGTATTCTTATCGCTGGCAATAAAACCGTAAAAAAGTGCGAAGAGCTTGGCATCAACAAGGTTAAAGTAGTGGAAACAACCGGCGACGAACTTGTTGTCGTGCAGCGCCTTGACCTGGATATTAACAGTCCAGAAGGCGCTAAAATGAAAATACTTGATAATACAGTATCCAAGCATAACTATGTTGAAGACCTTGAGGTCGCAGAGGTTGTCTGCGAAGAGGTCGGAATTGAGCCTTTGGAATTAGGACTTGAAATTAAAAATACTCAATTACAAGCATCAGAAGATAACTATGAAATACCTGAAGAAATTGAAACAGATATTGTTCCAGGTGACTTATTTGAAATCGGCCCACATCGATTACTTTGCGGTGACAGCACAAATGCCGAACACGTGGCTAAATTGATGAATGGAGAGAAAGCGGATATAACAGTTCATAGTCCACCTTACAACGTAGGTAGAACGCCAAACGGTAATAAGCAGAAATATCAAAACGATAGCGATAATAAGAGTGCTATTGAGTATTTGCAATTATTGGAACGATCCACTAAAAATGCTGTTCTAAATTCAATATTTTCTTTTGTAAATGTTCAATCGGTAGCAGGTAATAAAATAACACTAATTGAATACTTGGCAGATATGAAAGAATGGTTTTGCGATTACATTATTTGGGATAAAATGCAAGCAGAGCCAGCAATGTGTGATAATGTACTAAATAGTAGATTTGAATTTGTTTATGTGTTTGGTGAAAGTGCTACAAGAAGAATAGGTGTTAAAAAATTTAGAGGCAATTTAGAAAACATTATTTTCATTAAAAGCAGACAAGATAAAGAGTTTTCAAAATTTCATAAAGCTACATTTCCAATTGCGTTTGCTGCTTATTTCATTGAAAACTTTAGCGTACAAAGTTGTTTAGATTTATTCTGCGGCACAGGCACAACAATGGTTGCCGCCCACCAACTTAAACGCAAATGTTACGGCATGGAAATATCACCACAATACTGTCAGATAATCATCAACCGCATGCGAAATCTCGACCCATCGCTTGAAATCAAACGAAACGGTAAACCTTATGGGCAGACATAAAAAACCACATGAACAAGCGCAGATAAGCTTCATAGTTGAAATGCTCAGAAAAGGAGCAAATAGAGCTCAAATTATTGAAAATTTTTTCAAAAACTGGCAAAATATCTGCGTAAGAACTTTCGACCGACGCCTTCGTGATGCTGAAATTCAATATCAAAAAGAACTCGAACTTGTACAGGAAAAAGTAATGCAAAGAATCGAGAAAGAAGCAAAAGAAATACAAAAAAATATCATGAGCCGCCTCGAACGTATGGAATACCTCAGTTTCATTGTTAATGCGCCAACTGACTTAAAAAAAGTCGGCAATCAGCATATTGAAATCTTAACACTACCGGACGGCCGCAAGCGAATCATAACAGAAAGAGACAGGCAACGTGCAATGGACATCTTGAATAAGATGGACGGCGCATACGCTGCAACTAAGCACGAGCACGTATTGACGCAAAGAGAAGCGGTAGCCGGCTTGTTTCCCTTCGGCAAGACAAGTGAAGATTCAAATGAGCCCGACAATGAATGAAAGTAAACAAGAATTTATTATTCCTACGAGAACAGTATTTGAAAAAAAAGCGGGGCGTTGTACTGGAAGGTGGGAGCCGTAGCGGCAAAACATGGTCAAGTATCGACTTCATTATCTGGCTTTGTTCGGCCGTCGTTCAGAACAAGACTTTTTTAATCATTCGTGAGACTTACAACTCTTTCAAGACTACTCTCTACGAAGACTTCAACCGCCGGCTGCCGATGTTCGGCATTCCGAGTCCTTTCGCCAATAGGCAAGAAGTTCATAAATTCGACTTGTTTACCAATAAAATCATATTTCTTGGCGCTGATAACGACCGCATTTTTCAGGGCGTAGGCTCGGATTTTGTTTACTTCAACGAGGCACTTGAGATAAAAAAGGAAGTATTCAATCAAGTCGAACAACGCTGCCGCAAGTTCTGGTGGATGGACTACAACCCTAAGTACCTCAACCACTGGATATACGATAACATACACAAGCGTTCAGACGTGGCAACGCTGCGAACTACGTTCATTGATAACCCTTACATCTCAGAAGGCGAGCTAAAAAAAATTCTAAGCTACGAGCCTATTGAAGAGAACATTCAAGCCGGCACCGCAGACCCGTACATGTGGGCTGTCATGGGCCGAGGTGAAAGAGCAGCACCCGAAGGCCTGATATTTCCTTATGTTACTTGGATTGACAAGTTCCCGGAATGCCCACCCGAGCAGCTTATGTTCGGCCTTGACTTTGGGTATACTAATTCACCAAGCTGCCTTGTTAAACTTTTTTTGGACGGCGAAAAATTATACATCCAGAACCTATTCTACGCCCCTACGCCCAGCGTTCAGCAACTCGCACCGGTGATAGCTCAGCATGCAGGCAAGGCACCGGTATGGGCAGACCCGTCGGGTGATTATGGCAATAGGGCCTTTATCTCAGAGCTTCGAAGGGCTGGCTTCAAAGTATACGCTGCCAACACGGCACCAGGTACTATTCAGTTCTCGATTGGTATTTTAAAAAATTTTAAACTCAATATCGTCCGAGACAAAGATGCGATGGCCGAGCAAAATGCCTACCGGTATAAGGTAGTCAAAGGCATCGCAATTGATGAGCCTGAAGACGACTTCAACCACTTCTGGGATGCGGTAAGGATGGCTGTACTGGGCAATCTTTCCAGGTTTAGAAAAAATTTTAAACAAGAATTTAACTTTTGAAACTACACTTGCATTTGATTTTAAAATTTATCTACCTTTGAAGCGTTAGACAACTTATGTCTTAAAAAAATTTTTAAACCATGAGCCAGACCCGCATCTACACAGTGCTTTCTATCTTGAACTTCCTTGCAGTTTTCTTTCCCTTCGATATATCAATCTTTTTCTACGCCTTTGCGATTGGCATTGCTGGCTTAACTTTGGAAAAAAATTTTAAAACCGCAGCGGCCTTTTTAGCCGTAGCAGTGTTCCTGCACTATTTCGGTCTTGAAAACTACGCCATCGCATGTAATTTCATTTTTTTTAGTGTCGCTTGTTACTATGAGTATAAGAAAAGTAATTCAAACGCAAACGAATAAACCCATACTTTATGCCTTAGATGCTGAAATTTTTTAAGCGTTTCGCAAAAAAATCTGTTCCCAGCAGTTGGTTTCTATGGCCAATCGGTACCACTATCGGCACATCTTACTACTCAGAACTTTATCAGTATTACTTATCGGTTCCTGAACTAAATACGGTCATAAACCTTCGTGCCAGGGCTTTTGCTTCTGCTAAAGTAGTCGCAACCAAGCCATCAGATGAAAGATATTTACAGCTGTTCCAGAACCCTAATTGGTATCAGACATTCGCCGAATTCATGCGCACGGCGCACATCCAGCGGCTGATTTACGGTAATGAATTTATCTACCTGCTTCGCCCTTTCGGGGTAACAAACGGCAGCAGCGTTTATGCATTATATGTTCTGCCATCTCAATTGGTAAAAGTTAAGCAAGAAAGCCGCGAATATTATCTACTTAACCAGCCGACAGTAACATATACTATCGGAACAAGGCAGCTCGAACGAGAGAACGTCCTGCATTTTGTCGAGAACCGCACACCTGAACAATTGACAGGTGAGAGTCCTGTCGTTCAGCTTAGATGTGTACTTGATAACATTGCAAGGGCTTACGAAAGCCGAGGCGTAATCATTAAATCCAGAGGCGCACTCGGTATCTTGTATAACAACGCCAAGGACGCTGCCGGTATGCTTGACTTTACAGAAGAAGAGCAGAAGCGCATTCAGGAGCAATATCGAAATAATTACGGCCTACTGAGCAATCAGAATCAGCTCATCATGAGCAATAAGCCGCTTGGCTACATTCAGATGAACGTCAGCCCTGATAGGCTTGGACTTTTTGAAGAAGCGAAAGACGGTCTTGCAAAAATCTTAGACCGCTACGGCGTACCTGCTGACTTGTTAGTTCGTGAAAAAGGTGCAACGTATGAGAATCAGCGCCAGGCAGAAAAAGGCTTTTTCATTCGTACCATTATTCCCGAAGCTAACGAATGGATAGCGGGCTTCAATTCAGTGTTCGGTACTTCACTGAAACTTGACTACTCACACCTACATGTCTTTAATGACGAACTAAAAATCCATAGCGAGATGTTAAAGTCAAGAATAGAGGTACTTTCAATGCTACTTCGTGATGGCATCATAACAGCGGAAGAATATAGGGCAGAGGTAAATAAATTTTTAACGATATGAGAAAGAAAGAAACCATCGTCGTTGTTCGCAAGGACGAACAAGGCAAAGCTGATAAGCAAGAGAGCAATAAGAAACTTCCGGAAGAGGAGGTTGAGCGGCTTCGTGGTGAAGCTGCTAAGCGTGTGAACAATTATGTGTCAAAATTTGCTAATGTGTATGCGTTTAGATGAGATACTTCCGAAAGGCTGCACCGACAAGATAGCTTGGCTTGTCGAAAACAAGCAGTACGTACTGAATGTAAAAAAATTCGAAATAAAAAAATGTGATTCAATCAGTACGTACTATCCGCCAAAAATTTTCCATGAGAAAGAAGACATTGCCATCAAATACGTGGCTTCGCCTTCGCTTATTCCAGCCGATATACCTGATAGAATTCGTGTGCGAGCAGTGGTTAATACGACCAACTACATGGATTCGCACGGCGACGTACACATAAATGGACTGTGGAATAAATCTTTAAAAGAGAACAAATATAACGTCTTACTCAAAGACCACAAGAACGAATGGGAGGGCCTCATAACTCAGGATGTGCACGTGTTTGCAAAATACATGTCTTGGCGAGAGCTTGGAATTGATGCGCCAGGCGAAACGCAAGCGCTTATTTACGATGCTGTAATACCTCGTAATGATAAGACAGAAATGTTTGAGCGCTATCTTACTGGGCAAGTTAGGAATCACAGCGTAGGCATGCGATACATTAAAGTATCCCTCGCAGTTAACGACCCTAACTATCCTGAAGAGTACGCTAACTGGAAAAAATATTCGGTCGACGTACTTAATATTGCCGAAGCAGAAGAGCAAGGCTTCTTCTTCGCAGTAACTGAAGCAAGACATATAGAGGGTAGTGCGGTTGTGCTTGGCTCACATCCAATCACCCCTACACTATATGCAGGTAAAGCCACTCACAATGAAGCAGAGCCGGTCGTTGTACCACTCGCAAGTGTTGATGAGCAGGTCAAGTATATTATCAAAAATTTTAACCCTTTCTAAACCACTCAAAAAATGGAACTTGAAAACATTGTGAAAGAGCTGAACGGCAAGACAAAAGAAGCCGTGAAGCAGGCCGTTGACGAACTCAAAGCCGGCCTAATTACCAAAAATGAGTTCACTGACATGGTGAAGGATTTCGTGTCAAAATTGCAGCTTGAAGAGATTCAGAAAGCTGTTGAAACACAAGGCATGAAAATCAACGAGCTCATCGCAAGCAAGAACGAAGAGCCCGAAACCATCACCAAGGTGCTAAGCAAGCACGCTGACCGCCTCAAGAACTTGCAGAGCGGTGAGAAGCTGCGCTTCAATCTGAAGGTAAACAAAGCCATCAGCGCTGCATCTTTCAACAACAGCACGCTTGCGATGAGGCTTGCTGAAATCGGCGACTACCCTACAATACAACCTCAACTTATGGGCTTGTTCCAGCAGGGCACGGTTTCGCCTAACAGCAACGGCGTTATCCGTTACTTCGACCGTGATGCTTGGACGGTAACCGCTGCACCGACTGCACAGCTTGCTGCTAAGCCTGAAGCTAATTACAGCTGGACAGAGCAACTTGTAAAGCTCGAAACCATCGCCGTATGGACAGAGATTGCAAAGCAGTCACTGCAAGATTTGGATTTCCTTGCCAGTGAAGTAGAGTCTTTGCTTCGTCTTGACCTATCGCTTGCTGTTGACCAGCAATTGTACAGCGGTAACGGTACAAGCCCGCAGCTGAGAGGTGTGTATACCACTGCACCGGCATTTACGCCTACGCAAATCACCACGCAGGCAAACATCTACGACCTGATTGCAGCTGTTGCGGTGAGCATTACCGACAATGAAGACAGGATTTACAATCCTAACGTAGCGCTTGTCAACCCAGTTGACCTGCTGCGTGTGCGCACTCGCAAGGCAAGTGATGGACACTACGTTATGCCTGCTTTTGCAACGCCTGATGGCCGTGTGATTGATGGTATACAAGTAATACCGACTGGACGCGTTGCAGCTAATACGCTGCTTGTTGGTGACTTCCGCTTTGGTACTGTGTATCAGATGGGTGATGTGACCGTTGAAATTGGTCAACAAACTAACCAATTTGTCCGTAATGCTGTAACGATGCTTGCCGAAACCAGGCTTGCGCTGTTGATTAAGAACATCAACGCAACGGCATTCAGGAAGGTAACTGACATCACTGCTGCACTTAATGGTCTGAACATTCCTTAATAGCCATGATAGTTAGCGCCAACGATTTTGTTTTTCCTTATGTCATCCCGAATAAGGATAGACTTTTAATTCAACTGAATAACTTTATTGCGGTTGAGGAGGAAAAATATTTAATCAAGGTGCTATCTTACAATGGCTACAAGGCTTTTGTTCTGAATCAAACCGCACCTAAGTGGGTCGACTTTATCAACGGTAAAGATTACCAGGTTGATGGGGTATGGTATAAGTACGAGGGTGCAAAATCTTTCGTACTGCCATACCTCTATCAGCTTTGGATACGCACTAACATCGTGTCAAACTTTGTTGGCACAGGCCACGCCCGGACAGATACCGAGAACGCTGAGATAGTTAGCTCTTCTTATACCTGCGCACAGTATTACAACGAAGCAACGGATAAGGTGAAGAGCTTCTATAAGTTCATCGAAGCTGTCGGTAATTATGACGAAGTTAAGCAGTCGGAATTTGGGTACGTTAACAACTTGTCCATATGATTGCGTTGGTTGATAGAATGCGTGAAGTTGTGCAAGCGATTGACTACCCGAAGCCTATTGGATACCTGCACGGGCATCGGCTTGAAATTGCCAATATGCTAATAGAACAGGACAAGCACAAGGCTGACAAGTATCCGCTGATTGCATTGCGGCAAGACTTCGAGGAAACTATTGTCGGGAAGATGCATCAGTATTCGCTTAACTTGGCAATCCTTGAATACACTGACCGTAATTACACTGCTGAACAGCGGTATGTTAATGTATTCAAACCAATCCTTTACCCAATTTATTCTGCTTTCTTTATTGCGCTACGTAAGAAAGGATTCTACTGGAGTGGCTGGCTGAGCATGCCACCGCATACCAAGATAGATAGACCTTTCTGGGGTGTATCGCAAACCAACAAAAATGTGGAGCAGATATTTACTGACCCACTGGATGCGATTGAGATTATTAACTTAAAGATTAACATTTTAAACTGCTAAAAACTATGAGCTGCGATATTCGCAAGATTCCACTCAAGCCCGGCAAGTGCATTGACCTGCCAGGGCTTATTACGTCCATGATAGTAACATCGGACGATTTCAAAGCCACGCCTGCACAGATAGGTAATGAAACCTTCTGGCAAAATTCGGCTTTACAACAGAACGGTGAGTTTAATATATGGCCATATTTCGATATGTTTGAAAACATCAGCGAAGAGGCTATATATGATGAAACGCCGCTGTCTTACCTGAACGTGCGGGATGGTAACTACCGTTTCAAGTTCCACATCGCTCAAAGTCTCTGCCTGCACAAGGCAATGTTTACACACAGAGCCAAGAGCGGCCGTGCGTTTCTCTTTGACAACGAAGGCAACTTGATGGGAACCAAAGACAGCGCCGGTAACTTCTACGGTTACAGTATTCAATTGCTGCATACCGAGAAGCTTGTCTTCAGTGATGGAAGCGTTGCAACCAAGAGCCCGATTGTTCTTGCACTGCGCAATAACAAAGAGCTTGACCGCAACGGCTATATGCTGAAAGCTGATTGGTTCTATACCTTGCCTCGCATTCAAGATGTAACTATTGCAGGTAGCCAGACCGGTGCTCTGGAGATTACCTTCACAGTTACCTCTACTTGCGACGGTACGCCAATCACTGGGCTTGTGCTTGCTGACTTCCAGTTCTTCGGAACGGTTGGAACACCTGCAATCACTGCCGGTGCGAACCCTGGCCAGTATAAACTGACAGGTGCTTCGATGCAAAGCGTTGTGAAGATTGGCTTGTCTGCACCTACGCTGACCAAGCCATACAGCGCAGAGGTAGCGAAGATAAATGTTACTTAAGACATGAAAGGCAAAAGCAAGGCGGCGGAGATTGTTGTCTTCTTCATAGGTATGGTGCTGTCGACTTATGTCGTGTATGTTCCGCTTGCCTTGCTTTTTTCTTCTGCTACTATCCTTGATGCTGCTGTGGTTAACTTAGTGTTATTCTGCATCATATGGATAAGTTTGAAGCTACGCTCGCAAAAATCAAAGCATTAGACGTTGAGCGTCTGATGCTTGAAGCGATTGAACTTGCCGAACCGGAAATCGTGCAAGTAAACACTGAGCAGCTACTGGAAGGAAAGACATCGAAAGGTGAATTTCTTCCGGATTATTCACCTGGAAGTGTTTTTGTATACGGTAAGCGACCGGGCCCATGGCAGTTAAAAGATACAGGCGCATTTCACAATAGCTTTTTTTTATTGACTGACAAGTTTCCGGTACTGTTTGATGCGAGCGACAAAAAAAAGGATTTGATATTTGCGAAATTGGCAGACAGAGGTTATGTACCTGAAGAAATTTTTGGTATTACTAAAGAAAATAAAGACAGAGTTGCTGCTGTGGTGCGGCAGAAATTTACCGAATTACTTATGCAAGCCTTACAAATATGAAGAGATAACACTGAAAAGATTTATTGAGATAAACAATAAGAAAGATTTAAGGCTATTAGTAAAGTTCGGAATACCAATAAAAAGCGTACTGATGAAGGCATGGGAAGAAATATTGGAAAAGAATGAGAAAAGCACGGGCGTACGCAATCTTTCGGTATACAAGCTCACATTGAAAGACTACTATCTTTCCATGGCTAACTTTTTAACAATGAAGAGTGCGCTGTCTTACCTGCTGTTTAAGTACGATAAAGGTATGGTAGATTTATTGAAGCGCAACGGTATTTTAATTGATACGACTGATAGCGAAAGATACCAAGAATCTTTGATAGCTGCTGCACATCGAATAAATGCTTTAAGCTCTCAGATAATTACGAAGAAAAACAATATCGAAAAAAAATTCAATAACGAAAGTGAGCAGACCGACTTCTATACAATGCTGGCCTGGCTGTCAATGAATGTAGGCTTCTCGGTCAACGAAAAGATAAAGTTAGCAGAGTTCAATAGTTATTTAAGGCAACTTAAACTTCGTAATTATGAGCAAAATAAATAGAGAAGATTTTTTTTCTGATGATTTGCTCACGGCACCTCTTGTGCTTGCCAAGAATATGGAGGAGGTGTTAAAGGTTGCCGCAAAGATTGCCGGCTCTATGCAAGTTGTTTCTGAGCAGATAAAAAAAGCAACTGAAGTTCAGCAATTAGTTACTGCCACGAAGGAAGTAAACGCTGCGCAGTCTGAATTTGAGAAGATACAGAAGCAAATTGAACAAGCACAGATGCGCACAAGCAAGGCTTATATTGAACAAGCCGATAAACTTGCGGCGGTGAAAGAAGCGCAGCGTGATGCAGCTAAGGAAGCGCAGCTGAATAGACAGATAGCGCAAGCGCAAGAAGGCTCAATAAAGAGGCTGGGATTAGAATTAAAAAAGCTGAAAGACCAATACAGCAACTTATCCGCAGCAGAGCGTGAGAATGCTGAGATAGGTGGAAAGTTATTAAATGAAATTAAATTGAAAGATGCGGAATATAAGAAGCTGCAAACTTCTATCGGCAATACCAATGTAAACGTCGGTAACTACACACAGAGTATTATTGACGCTATACCTGCATTGAGAGGTGTAATAGGCGGCATTCAGGGCTTCAGCATGTCGCTGAAATCAATCCCACTGTTTGCAATTATAGGCTTAATTCAAACGCTTGTAGCATACTTCACCAAGACCGAGGATGGTGCGCTGAAACTCAAGGTAATTGTCGCTGCTTTGAGCGCTGTGTTTGACACATTTGTTGATTGGGTGATCGCACTTGGCCGTGAACTTTCCAATCTTTCTCTTGAAAAGATAAAGCAAGGGTTTCAGGACTTAGGTAATGCAATCAAAGACTTCTTTATCAGCCGAATAGAGCTTGCGTTGAAAGGATTTAAAGGCCTTGGGAATGCTTTTGCATTGCTATTCAAAGGTGAATTCAAAGAAGCAGCTAAAGCTGCCGGGCAAGCAGTTGAAGACTTGGTACGTGGCACCGTGCCAGTTGCTTGGGCAATCGAGGGAGCAGTCGAAGCAGGGAAAGCACTCGCACCGGTATTAAGTGATGCTTACGAAAAGATAAAGAATAATGTAAAGGCAAACGTTGACTTGCAGAAGCGAGAGAACGAACTTATGCTAATGAAACGGCAATTCTTGAAAGAAGAAGCTGAACTCAACCAAGAAATTGCAGAAAATCGTGAAGCTGCTGCGGATAAAACAAAGACTGATGAACAGAGATTGCAGGCATTATTAAAGGCTGAAGCAGCTCTTCAGAAGCTATATGATAAGCGTATTGAGATTAAAGAAATAGAAAATAAAATACTAAAAGAACGTGATGATTTGTTTGAGAATGATAAAGCTGCCAATGAAGCAGCTGCTCAAAGGGAAGCCGAACTTATTAACTTGCAGACAGAAAGATTCCAAGCACAAAAAATGCTAACTTCTCAAATAACAGGTCTGCAAGAAGAGATTCAAAAGAAAGAGGACGCAAGAATTGAAAAAGATAGGCTTGCCAAGATTGAAGCTATAAAAAAAGTAAATGAGCAGGCTGTTATTGAGCTTCAGAAGCGCATTGATACAGAAGTAAAAGCCATTCAAGACGCTGCGATACGTGGTGAAATAACACGTGCAGAAGCAGAGAAGCGAATTGCAGACGTCAAGAAGTCAATGGTTGACGATGTACTTGCCAAGCAGATTGAAGGCTTGGAGAAACTTCTTGGATTTGAGCAGTTGACAGCTTCAGAGCGTGAGGATGTTGAGAAAAAACTATATGAACTACGCAAGCAACTGAACGATGCGATATTTGAGCAGATACAGAGCAATGAAGAGAAGACAGTTGAAAAAGTAGAACAGACGCTCGAAAAAATACAAGAGTTATACAATCAATTTACCTCGAACGTTGGCGCACTCTTTAAGTCTCTTTCTGATAAACGTATTGCAGCACTCGATGCCGAGATTGCTAAGGTAGATGAGAATGCGAAGCGTGAATTGCTGCTTGCCGGCAATAACGAAGCCGCAAAGCAAGCTATCCAGCAGCGTGCAGAACTTGAGCGTGAGAAGTTAGAAGCTAAGCGCAAGCGTGAAAGACAGCAGCAGGCTAAGATTGAGAAGGCAATGGCTGTGTTTAATGCAATAATAAATACAGCTGTTCAAGTTACCAAAGTATTAGCCAACCCGATATTGGCAGCTTTCGTGGCTGCGATGGGAGCAGCACAAGTTGCGGCAATCGTTGCACAGCCGATACCTCAGTTTAAAAAAGGTACAAGCAGTGCGCCTGGCGGCCTTGCTATCGTTGGTGAAGAAGGCCCTGAACTGATACGGAAGGGCAATAAAGTAGCCTTGTCGCCTGGAGTGCCAACGCTCGTTAACTTACCGAAGGGAACGGAAGTTATCCCGACCGAGCGCACGATGGATATACTTGCAAAACAAGAGTTTGCGAAACGTGATAACTTTGTATCACTGAAAGAAATTGTCATGCAGGGCAACCGTGAACTGGTAGAAGCCATGTACAAGACAGCGCCGAATTATATCAAGAACGGCACTACCTTGTACGAGGTCATAAGCAGCAGCAATGGAAATAGGATAATTAAACGCAAATCCATATTTGGATGAAGGTTTCAGAACTTTGCCCGGTAAGATTTTACGACCCAGATAAAGGGCCTGACGTACTGCCAGATTACATGAAGGATGAGGACTTCGTGCAGTGCTGGTACGTTGATGATTTGATTTATGTACAGTTTACCGATACAATCGAATACGTAGCAAGGCTATTTATTAAGCAAGGCAGTAACACATTTACGCAGACATTTATAAAAACAATCGAAGGTAATAACATTGTTTATACCACTTCATTCCAGCCGCAGACATATGGCCTTGTCAATGGATGCTTTGAGCTCGAGGTTGAAATCGAATACATCGAGGTTGATGGAAATATTGTTGAAGGAGGTGAAAGTATCGAATCGCTGATAAGCCTGACGGACGACATTCTGTTGAGTGGTAACCTTACTGAAGGAAGTGAAGAGATTACTTCAAGCATAATAAGCATCAATCAGCGAATTTTCGGTCTTGAACCAAACGAATGCACTATGTCAACAGTACTGTATTGGCAAGGTGATTTAGTTTTTGGCACACAGCTGTACACAGATGCAGCCCTTACGACTGCATTTACTTTTACTGGCATCATAGCAGAAGGTGTTTTTGGAATTAAGTATATAGTTATCAATGGAATCATACAGAATGAAACAGGTCAATGTACTAATATATCATGAAGAAGGTAATACTCAAATCGCAGCAGAAGATAGTTCCAAAAAGTGATAGGTATGTACTGATAACATACCGCAACGACAGGCCTATTTTCGGGACTTACTTTTACAACGCCTTCAATCTTAGGCTCGAGGCTTCCTTTTTCCATCGTAGGTTTAAAGAGACAATTGAGAGCTCGGAATTCAACAGCGGTACGGTTGTTCAGCTTACCAATACAATGAAGGAGCAGCAACTACTAGTGATTGAACCGGTGCCTGCTTTCTTTATGGTTTTAATTAAAAAAATATTTATGATGAACGAAATCAAAGTTGAGGGCGCTGATGTGGTTCAAGAAGAAAACCTTGAGATAAGTCAATTAAACAACAAATACCCGAACTATTTACTTCAAGTTTGGCTTACTTTGAAAAACAGTTTTAAATTCAATATACCATGATAAAGAAAAATACAGCTCTAAGAAACAAGCAGCTCAATGATTCGCTTGCGGTCTTCAATGGCGGTACGCTTGAAATCCGTACAGGTGCACAGCCTGCATCTGCTAACAACGCTGCTACCGGTACGCTGCTGGTAAGTATTAACATCCCGAACCCTGCATTCAGTGCAGCTTCTGGTGGTGTTGCGTCAAAAAACGGCACTTGGTCGGCTGTTGCAGTTGCTTCAGGTGTAGCAGGTTGGGCTCGCATGAAGTCTTCCAACGGCACTTATGTCAGAGACTTCTCTGTCGGTGAATCAGGTGCTGACTTAATTATTGACGATGACAATGTAACTTCTGGAACAACTGTAACAGTAGTTACGCTAAATATTACTGCCGATGGTGCTTAATCCGCTTGAGATTAAGTTCGTAGTGAATGGCAATAACCTAAAAAATGTTATTGGCTGGGAAGATTTTACCCTTGACCTTGAGCGGCATAATGATTACCATGGTGTTATATTTTTCTCAAACTTCGAGCCAGTATTCGTTGGCGATGATGCAGAATACATACTGCATTTAATTAACCAAGACATAGATGGTAGTCATAGTATTCAAATATACCTTAACGATGAGCTTGTACTTACCGGCCTGCTTGAACTTGCGAGCGCTGAGATAACATATTTTAATAACCTGCTTCGTGTAAAGTGTGGAATAAAGAAGACAGATGTATGGAGCAAGTTGATACAGCGTAAAAGTGTTGAGTTTGATATTACGCCTGCTACTGCTTTAGGATTAGATGGTCAGCAGCTTAATACAGTTGTTTCTCAGATTGATTTGCCGCCGATTGAAATAATATACAATTTCAAAGTGTTAAAAGAATTACGTTCTGCCTATTCAAATCTTACTAATAATACACTCTATTTGATGGTAAACTATGAACCGGCAGAGAACAATATCGAAGAGGTCTTTAACTATGGAATGAATATTAGCGAGTTGCCACCTTTTGAAGTAGAAAAGTATTTTATCAATGTGAAGTATGCCGGTAAATATATCTTCAAAAATAAAATCAGTGCAAGAATAATATTCACACAGCCTGGAAGTACTTATATTCTAAGTTGCTTCATAAAGGTTAATGCACAAGCACCCATTCAGGTAGGTTCGACATTTAACGATGTCTTAGGTGTAATAAACGCAGATTTCAATTTCAACAACTATGAAGTCAACTGTAATCCAGGCGATAAAATATACCTATACATGGTTCTTGTTAGATTGGGTGGAATTTCCAGAAACTTTAACTTTTACAATGGTAGTTTCTTTCAAGTCTTTCAAGGTACAAACTTTGAGGTAGAAGCAAGAACGCAATACTACTGGCTATCTCGTGAATCACTGACAGTTGAAGAGGCTTTAAGAAGAACTATTTATGGTTGCAATTCACAACTTCCGCAAATAGACTACCAATTTAATGCACGTATAATGCGAGGACGTCAGATTAGAATACCGCAGAGCAAGCCATTTGCAGTTTCATTCGATAAGCTATTTAATAACCTTGCAAAGATATTTCCTATCGGTCTAACTTATGACGAGCAGCTCATCCGCATCGTTGACGTAGCAACGCTGTACGATAATGAGGTATTTGCCGAAATCGTATTCCGTGAGAAGCCTTCATTAAAGTTAAATTTGCAAAAATACATAAGCACTGTTGAAATAGGATATTCTAAGTATGAAAGCTCATTGCCAGGATTGCGAACCGGTGGCAGCTTTGTTGCAACAAATGCGAACAAAAATATAGGCTCGACGCTTAACCTTGTTTCAGATTTTGTTAGTGAGCAACTTGTTATCGAAGAAGGTAGGCGGTTGTCAATTGACCCGGAAAAAGATTGGAGCTACGATGAAGATATTTTTATCATTGAGACGCAAAATGGGCAGCCGCCAAATATTGGGTCTTACAATTTAAACTTAAGACCACACAAGAATTTCAACCGGCTTCAAAAAATTTTCCAGACAGCTAAGAAAAATTTTCAAATAAAAAGTTTAAAAGGTTCAAGCTCTTTGGTAATTGACAACTACGATGGCCGTTTCTTCTCGGCATGGGA